CCTCTGGTGGCTTTTCAAGTTCAGCAGACACGCCTAGCGTCAATGCAGGATTAGCGATTTCAACAACATCTTTACTATTAAATGGAGACTCATAGCATGAGCCAGACTATTACAAAAAATGACGGCAACGTAAGCGTTTATCTTTTTGACGACAGCGTTAATGTCGATTTATCAGCAACACCTAACGCGACTGTGCGTAACAATGGCGGCAACGATTTTGACATCGGTGACCTCAATGCCAGTAACGCCACTCTGCACACCGGAGTTACTGCTCCTGACGGATGGATGGGCGGCAAGCACACCTATGACGGTAGTGATTGGGGTGATGTAGCAGGATGGGTTAATCCCGCAGCAGGAATGCTTGAGCAAGACAAGGTTCGATATGCTGCGAACGCAACTTACAGCAGCACGTTCACCGATGCTGTGCAAGCCGAAATAGATCGTATCAAAGCGTTGTAAAAATTATGAATGATGAGCGTTTTCTTTTAGAAACGGGGTGTAAGTATTCCACGCTTGCTTATGAAGAAGAGGTTAAAAAAGGGATTAAGATAGAGTCATGGCTGACATCGACTACAGCTTATGTGGTTAAGACTAAGACTTTAGACATCATTTGTTTTCGTGGTACACAGCAATTAGGAGATTGGTTGTTTAATCTTTCTGCTATCCCCGTCCCTTATGCAGGGAGAATGTGTCATGGAGGGTTTGTGGCTGCTCATGCGTCTGTGTGGGGAAAGATAAAGAAGCACATAGATTATGACAAGGACACGTTAATTTGCGGTCACAGTCTTGGTGGTGCTCTTGCTGAGTTATCAGCAGCAAAACTTCATAAGGCACATAAGCGTTTAAGTTTAGTTACTTTTGGGAAACCTAATACTTTCTTCAAAGGGTTTAAGCGTCCTATGAATTTAGTGAAACAAGTTTCCTTGGTTTCTGGTAGCGATCTTGTAGCTAGAATACCCCGTCTGTGTTACGGAGCAAGCGTTAGCCAGAAAATGATTTACTTTGCTAATAATGGCAAAGATGTAATTAATCCATCGACTGAGTTTAAAAAGCAAGATTTTATGGATAACAAGGGTGAAGCTATATCAGATCACTTTATGCCGGGATATGAACAACGGTTATTCGATTTTATTGAGGCATTAAATAAAAAGAAACGACAAGCACAAACGTCTACTAAAAGTAGAGCCGCATTATCGGAAAATGGTCTTACTAAAGAAGAAGAAGCCGAGTTTAAAAAACTAATTGGGAAAGATGCTTATGATTAGGGTTATTACACTATTAGCTTTTATGACCTTAGGGGGATGTACAGTCTCAGAGGAAATGATAGCCAATAAACAATTATACTGTTCAGGGGTGTACAAAGGAGTACGAGCAGTAGGTAGAGTTGCTACTGAAGTTACAACAGGCATAGCAATACCTGACGTATGTGACACGATTGACGAAATTGTGGAGGAGGACGCCGAGGGAAAGTAGTAAAGAACCTTGAAGCGTTGTTTAAAATATGGTTTTTGTTAGAAACGTAATTGAGGTTATTTAAATGATCGGGGAAGTCCTACTGGCAATCAAAGCCTTGGACAGCGCATTTGTCGTTGTGCAAAGTGCTATCGCTAAGAAAAAAGAAGTAGAAGATATGGCCGGAGAAGTGGGGCGTTTCTTTACTGCTAAGAAAAAAGTCGAAGAGGAAATGGCTAAAGCAGAAGCAGCCGGAACAGAAGACTTGTTAGTAGGTTCTGCGTTAGAAGAAGCCATTACTCTTGATCAGCAAAGAGAGCGCATGGAAAAGATGATGGAAAAAATCCGTGACCATTATATGCGTCAGGGGAAGACACACAGATGGGGCAAGATCAAAGCTGAAGCAGCCAAGATAGAAAAGAAACGTGAAGTTAAGAGAAAACAAAAAGCCGCCGCAGAAAAAGCAGAAGATGCTTTGGTGCGTGACCTAGCCGTAATGTTTGCATGGCTTGTAGGTACAGTAATTGTTATTTTTGGAATTGTATTTTTAATTTTCGGGATTGATGTGGAATGAAGTTAAAAGGTCTATTAGGTGCTTTAGCTCCTACTATCGGTAGTTCTATTGGCGGCCCTATGGGTGGCATGGCTATGAAAATGGTAGCTGCTAAGTTAGGGACAAAAGAAGAAGACCCAGTAAAAATAGAAAAATTATTAGAAGATCAGCCCGAAAAAATAGAAAAATTAAAAGAGGCTGAAAATGAGTTTGCAGATCAAATTCGAGCGATGGAAATCGACCTCGAATCTTACAAAACACAAACGGCTGATATACAAGACGCAAGAAATAAATTTGCTCACGATCCTACACCACGTATTATCGCAGTGCTTTCGATGCTTGGTTTTCTTGGGTATATTTTTCTCGTTACCATTAAGGGCGATACGATGGACGATGCTATTGTTAACCTCGTGTTGGGTTATCTGGGGGGTCTTGTTACTGGGGTTACCAGTTTCTATTTCGGAAGCAGCCACAATGGGAATAAGTAATATGGATAAATTAGTAGAGCAACTTAAAAGACATGAAGGTGTAAAAAGCCGAGCCTATCAAGATTCTCTTGGAACGTGGCACATTGGTGCAGGAAGGAACATCCATCCTGACGGGCCACATCAAGGAATGGGTCTAAGTGAAGATGAAATAGACTTCATGCTATCTAACGATATAGTTCGCACCATCAAGGAGTTAAGCGAGGAATACGCTTGGTTTAACGATTTGGAAGATGGAGCAAGGCGCGATGGAATTATAAACATGCACTTTAATCTTGGGAGAGTACGTTTTGCTAAGTTTAAAAAAGCTATTGCTCATATGGAGTCTGGTAACCACGCTGCTGCTGCCGTTGAATTTTTGGATAGTTTATGGGCAAAACAAGTTAAAGGGCGTAGTTTAGAAGTAACTGATATGATTAAAACAAATACTTATGTCTGATCCTTATGTGTTTCGCGCTACTGTAATTAAAATTGTTGATGGAGATACTGTCGATGTCGATGTTGATCTTGGGTGGGATATTTCTGTTGTTAATCAGCGTATTAGGCTCTATGGAGTTGATTGTCCGGAATCTCGCACTAGAAATCTGGAAGAGAAAAAATATGGACTGCTTGCCAAAAAATTTGTCGAAGAGTTCCTTAAAGTAGGTTCGGTAGTAACGCTTAGGACTTTAGAAAAAGGTAAGTACGGTAGGTATTTAGGGGATTTTAAAGTACATGATAAATGGCTCTGTGCAGAACTCATACGCAATCACCATGCCGTAGAGTATTTTGGACAAAGTAAGACTGCTGTAAAACAAGCGCATTTAGCAAATAGGAGTAAATTAAATGCCAAAGAAAGTTGATTCGAAACTTAAACGAGCAGGTGTGAGTGGCTATAACAAGCCTAAACGAACTCCTAACCACCCTAAAAAGTCTCATGTAGTGGTAGCTAAAGAAGGCGGTAAAACAAAAACTATAAGGTACGGACAACAAGGCGTTAAAGGTGCAGGTAAAAACCCCACTACCGCAAAAGAAAAAGCTCGGCGCAAATCTTTTAAAGCTAGACATGGGAAAAATATAGCTAAAGGTAAAATGTCTGCGGCTTATTGGGCAAATAAATCTAAATGGTAGAGAACAATGCCGTTAAAAAGTATTGAATTAAAAGCAGGAATAAACCGTGAAAATACACGTTATGCTACCGAAGGTGGGTGGTATGAAGGTGATAAGATTAGGTTTAGACAAGGCACTCCCGAAAAAATAGGTGGTTGGGAACGAATTTCTGCGGCTACATTTTTAGGGGTATGTCGGTCGTTATGGAATTGGGTAACGATTGGTGGTCAAAATCTTGTGGGTGTAGGCACTAACCTTAAATTTTATATAGAACGAGGTGGTGCATATTATGATGTTACTCCTATACGTTCTACTACCGCAGCAGGAGATATAACTTTTGCTGCTGTTAACGGGTCATCTACACTTACTATTACAGATACTTCTCATGGAGCAGGTAATGGGGATTTTGTTACTTATTCGGGTGCAGTGACACTAGGCGGCCTTATTACAGCAGCCGTCTTAAATCAAGAATACCAAATAGATGTAGTGTTAGATGAAAACACATATACGATTACAGCTAAGGATACAGGTGGCACAACAGTTACAGCCAATAGCAGCGACACAGGAAATGGTGGTGCTTCGGTTGTAGGGGTCTACCAAATCACTACAGGTAACTCTATAGCTGTGCCGTTTACGGGGTGGGGTGCAGGTGCTTGGGGTTCAGGAACATGGGGAGTAGGTGGCACTACTACTCAACCACTTCGGTTATGGAGCCAAAATAATTTTGGAGAAGATTTAGTTTTTGCTTATAGAGGTGGGCCTCTTTTTTATTGGGACGCCACTACAGGTACTACAACTCGTGGAGTTTATGTGTCTTCTTTAACAGGAGCGTCTGACGTACCTACTACTGTTAATTACTCTTTCGTATCAGATATTAATAGGTTCGTGTTTGCTTTTGGGGTTAACGCATTAGGGGAGTCTCAAATAGACCCGTTGTTGATTAGATGGTCAGATCAAGAAACAATAGTTAACTGGACACCTTCTATAGGTGGAGAAGCAGGTAGTTTAAGGCTTTCGCATGGGACAGAGATAGTAGTAGCTGTGCAAGCCAGACAGGAAATATTGGTATGGACAGATTCGGCATTGTTTTCGTTGCAGTATTTAGGGTTCCCTGATGTGTGGGGCGCACAGTTACTTGGCGATAATATATCTATCGCAGGGCAAAACGCAGTAGCTTACGCTGCGGGTATAGCCTTTTGGATGGGGCGTGATAAGTTTTACACCTACGATGGTACAGTTTCTCCACTACCTTCTAACGTCCGGCGGTATGTGTTTAGTGATATTAATGAACAACAGTTCCAACAAATTGTAGCAGGTACAAACGAAGGGTTTAGTGAAGTGTGGTGGTTTTATTGCTCGGCAGGGTCTACCACAAATGACCGCTATGTAGTGTATAACTATGTGGAAAACCTGTGGTTTTACGGAACCTTAGGTCGCACAGCATGGTTGGATTCTGGACTACGCGCTTACCCATTAGCCGCCACTTATACTTATAATCTGGTTAACCATGAAGTAGGTACGGATAATAAAGAGACGGCTGCGACTACCGCTATTACTGCGACTGTTACTTCTGCTGAGTTTGATTTAGAAGATGGGCATCAGTTTGCTTTTATAAAACGAGTGCTTCCCGATGTTACTTTTGTAGGATCAACGGCTGAAAGCCCTGCGGTAACACTGTCTTTAGAAGCCTTGCAAAATTCAGGATCGGGTTACAATTCCCCTGCTTCTGAAGGTGGTGACAGTTCAGCTACCGTAACACGTACTGCTACAGTGCCTATCGAACAGTTTACTGGGCAGGCGTTTGTGCGTATTAGAGGTAGGCAGCTTGCTTTAAAAATTGAATCAGATGCCGTAGGGGTAGCATGGCAGTTGGGAGTTCCTCGATTAGACATGCGCCCTGATGGTAGAAGAGGTTAGTCATGTCAGCAGGTACTGAGTTAAGAGTAGTTGCTCCGGCGTTACCTAAACCGCCGCAAACGTATACAAAAGGGTATTTAGATCAATTTAATAACATATTACGGTTATATTTTAACCGTTTAGACCGAGCGATAAGTAATCTTATGTCATCAACAGTACCATACAATTTAAGGGTTTCTCAGGGGATTGTAACGGGCGCTTCTTCTGTCTATAAGTTTGGCTTTAATTCTGATATTGACACTTCAGAAGAGACTATATGGAGTCAGGGAGGGCTATATTCCTACTCTACGTCAGCCGCTGTTGTTTATTTAAGCAGTACCGATGTCAATGATACAGTATCGGGTACAGGAGCTAGGACAGTAACAATCGAAGGGCTAGACAGTAGTTACGTTGCTATTTCTGAAACACTTAATCTAAACGGTCAGACTCAAGTAGCCACTACAAAACAATTTATCAGAGTTAACAGAACCTATGTTGCTACCGCAGGTACAAATGGCACAGCGGCAGGCACTTTATATGTAGCTACGTCAGGGTCATCTAGCGGTGTACCCACCGGAACTACCTACGCTAGTATTCCTCAAGGAGATAACCAAAGCCAGATGGGGGTTTATACAGTTCCCGCAGGGCATTCTTTCTATATAGATAGCACCAGTTTTACGGCTGCGGTTGCTACTGCTACAAATTCAGTCACTACTAAACTTATGACGCGGGAAGAATCGGGTGTGTTTAGAACTAGGTTTATAAATGTTATAGAAAATAACCACTTAGCTAATAACTTTGAATACCCGATAAAAGTACCTGCTAAAACAGACATAGAGTTACGAGCTATAGGTTCGGCTGCCAATAACCAAGTAAGCGGTTCTTTTGAAGGGGTGCTAATAGCAAACTAAAATGGCTAAGGTAACTGCTGATTTTGACATAGTAGAAGAAGCCATACGGCAACTCTCGCCTAATAAACCTAATCAAGGGTTTGATATGGTGGATGGCATCCCTGTACCGGAAGACAGGTCAGTAGCTAGGTTTGATATAGACTCTCCCGACCCCGATCAGTTGAGTAACGATCTTGCTCTTGGATCAACTCCCATTGAAGGTGTATCACCCACAACTGGAACTTTAGTAAAAGCATGGTCAGATGCCTTAACGCAAATGTCTGGCACACCAAATACTTTTGACCGTAACCAGATAAAACCTCCAACTGCTGAAGAAATAGCTAATACTTCGGCTGTAGACTTGTTAGCTAAAACAGTAAGGCCCGAAGATGCGGAGTTAATACTTAAATCTAAAATTGTAGAAGCAGGGGTTACCGACCCTCAAGCTCAAGACATGATTTTATCCAAAGGTATGACCGCATTTGCAGCAGGAAAAAGCCCTACCGCCGTTGTAAATAGTGCAGCTACAGGTATAGAAGATTTTATAAACGATGTGTTAGATCGAGTTAATAGTGTAATTGGCCCTATATACACCAAAGGTACTGATTTTATTACAGAAACTATTAACAAAGTAACGGATAAAGTTCCTTTAGCTAAAGTGTTGATCCCTAACCAAGGCACTGTAGTAAATACAGGAACAGGACAGGTTACAGGTACTTATACAATCGGGGGAAACACTCCTCCTTGGTTTCAAACCGGATCAGGAGGCTTTGTTTTAGCTAACCCTAACGCAGGTGGGGGTATACTTAACCCCCAACAAGGGCCAGTAACTGTATCTACAGGAAGTCCCGCAGCCGATAAAATATTAGGTTCTGTGTTAAACGGAGAAAAAATAGACCTCGAAAAGGTAACTACAGGGACTGTTATTGGCGAAATTGCTAGAGAAGCAGGTATTGATCCTAATGTGTTGGGTGAGGTAGGGCAAACAGTAACAACTACAGCACAAGAAATTTTAGACCAGATAGACAACGCTAATAACAATACGCTAACGCTTAAACCAGACCCGTGTAATGACCCTACTAGCGCAGCTTACAATGACCCTAATATTTGCCCTCAGAATGTTACTGGTGGTCAAGATGCTACTGGAGGTCAAAGTACTGCACTTCAAGACCTTACGTGTTGGAACGCTAACGGGGAGTCTCAAGACTTTAAACAAGTAGCTTCGTGTCCTGATACGTTCCCTTTTACCAGTAATCCTTTTGATGCAGGTAGTGCTCAAGCTACCGTACCTATAGCAGGAAAGGGAGACAAACCCTGTGAAGTAGTTGATGGGGTTCAGTATGTACGAGATGCAAACGGAAATTGTGTCCCACCAACGCCTGTAGGAGGTGATGATAAGAAAACAATAGTGTGTGGTGAAGGGCAAGAATTAGTAGATGGAGTATGCGTAGATAAGAAAAAAGACCCTGTGGATAAAAAAGACCCTGATGATAAGAAAACAATAGTGTGTGGTGAAGGGCAAGAATTAGTAGATGGAGTATGCGTAGATAAGAAAAAAGACCCTGTGAAAGGTTGTGACGATCCTATTTATGCTGCTCAAAATCTTTGTGAGTGTCACCCCAATCATCCTAATTGTCTCCCACCAACCGCTGTTGATCCCTGTGAAGAATTAAAAGGGGAGTGCGCTAAGTTAGGACAATGTGCTGATTGTAATGCCAAGACCTGTGTAGATTGCCCTCCTGCCGTTACGGAAGAAGAAGAGGTAGTAGAAGAGGTAGTAGAAGAAGTAAGTGGCGGTGGCGGTGGTGGAGGTTTTGGGCTTCCTACTCCATCTCCTATATCGGTTGCCCCTTCTGTAGTAACGGCA